AGTGGTCTTTGCTGCCACAGTCATGTTCTGGAAGTTGGGGTTGATGTCACGAATCACATACTGTTCAGGACGCTTGCCTTCTGATTCGTTCACAATTACACGGGCCAACTTGCTCATGTCCACCCAAATCATTTCAAATATTTCCGGGTCACGCACAAAGATTTGATCGCCATACTTGATGGTGTTGCGGAACCGTTTGAATATGCGCTGGTCCAGCTTGTTGAGCTTGACCCACTGCTTCATCTGTTTGCGGATTATTTCAATTTCGTGATCAGTGGGTTTGTCTTGATAGTCAATGTCAAACGGCGTGCCGTTTTGTTCATTAAGCTGTGTGGAGAACTCTGCAATGATATCCAAGCAGGCGTTGATTTCTGAGTCCATGTCCATGTTCTCATACTGATTGTAACGTTCAATTCTGTTGGGATGACCAGAATAAACTTCAGGCAGTCTGCTGGCATAGTTGCGAAATCCAAATTCATTGGTATTGCCCATGCCGCCATCGTTCTTGCCGTATCCCGGAAACCCAAACTGGTTGGTGCCTGAGATTGGGCTCATTACCCCAGTGGTGTCTGCTACCTTGAAATACTTGCGCCAGCCGAGTTTGTTTTGTTCTGCCATGATTGTTTATTTACCGTTAGTTTTGTGAGTAACGCAACATCTTTTCGCTAGACCCTGCTGCGGCAGCGTTTGTTTTACTAATGTCTTTTAATACAGCCAGCATCTCTGAATCCAGTGGGTTTTCTTGTGCCATTTGAGCTTGCATTTTAGCAAAGAAATCTTCGTAGAATGTTTTCATCATGTCAGCAAACTCAGTTCTAGTTTGAGCAATTGCTTCGCCACTGTCTTTCTTGGTATCAATCAGTTCCTTAATTCGTCCAGCAAGAGCATCAGCCACTGCTTCTGAACCCACTGATTCAGACAGTCCTTTGGTTCCAATTTTAGCTGCACCCACATCATAGTTTATCAACATACCTGATTGTAAAATTTCTTTCCATAATTTTGGATCAGTTATCATCTGTGTGGATTTATCGTATGCTCCTAGCTTGCCGGCAATTTTTTCTAATACTGCTATATCAGTGGTTATAGCACCTTGATTGTAACCTTTATATTCATTCACCGCGCCCAAAGACGGGCTGCTATCTATGTGAACTGGTACTGCCCCACCTTTAAGCGGAATCACTGCTTCGGCCTGGCCAGCTTCGCCAAGTATTGCAGGCGTGCCGCCTGGTTTGGCTGCAACTATACCACCATCACCGTATGCTTGAAAATGCACTGGATCTTTAGGAACAGTTTGAAATAATCCCTGGGCATTTAACGCTGCTACAGCAGCCGAAGAAGATACACCTTCCTGAATGTCAACTGCTTGACCTTTTTCATGCAAACTAGATCCTGGAGGTGCAACTGGCATTCCTTTTTTGCCACCAGCAATCCACTTATCATACAATTCTTTTTGTTTTTCGGGCGTTCTGGCAGCACTGTTTATAGTCAATGTTTTTCCAGTTGATTCTTTAAATTGTTTGGCTGCTGTAAGAATGCTTTGTTGCAAGTTTGGTGCAAGACTTTTGAAAGACGACTCGCTGCCGCTTTCTCCGCCAAACTTCAAATAGTCTTTAAGATTTTCTGCTCCGCCTGCTGGTGCAGCTGGTGCTCCGCCTGCTGGTGCAGATGGTGCTCCGCCTGCTGGTGCAGCTGGTGCTCCGCCTGCTGGTGCAGCTGGTGCTCCGCCTGCTGGTGCAAGTTTTTTCTGCAAACTACCAAGTTCAGTTGCGCCTGTTGACACAGACGCTTCTTTTTTTGCAATGCTTTCTTCGTATTCTTTTACTAATCCTCGAGCATTTTCGTCTCCCATACGTAAACCTGTGCCGCCTGGTTTTCCGCTGTTGGCCAATGCTTTTTCAAGATTGTACTTTTTTTCTTTGAGTTTAGCTATCTCATCTTTTTCTTGATTAACTTGTACTTGGAGACGATTCATCTTACCAAGTTCAGCTACTTGTTTTTGTCTAATTTCTCTTTCTTTGAGTGCAGTTTCTTTGATTACTTTTTCTTGAGCAATTAGATCTTCGGCTGCCTTTGCTTGTTCTTCTTTGGCTTTTAGAATTCTTTCTTCAAGGACTGCCATGTCTGCCACACTCTTACCAGCACGCTTGCCGTCTTTGAGTGCTTTTTCATCTTCGTCTAACTGTTTGTTCAGTGCATCAACACGGTCTTGTAGAGGTTTGGCCGTTTCTCGTGTTGCGGTAGTGGCTTGTGTTGCGTCTTGAACTGCTGCCGATTGTTGCACTGTTTTACCACCGCCTATGATGCCTAAATATTCAGCAGCTTTATATGCGGCATTGCCTAACACATCAAGTGCTGTTGCATTGGCACTAGATACTTTACTCAATCCTGTAATGTAAGCATCCATGCCCATGTTTACACCTCGTTGTAATTTGAGTTGTTGATCCACAGTGGCATTCATGGTTTCTGCCAGTTGTTTGGTCTTGGGATCTGCTAACTGTTTTTTACGTTCTTCTTCAGCGTCATCAACGGCTTTACCTAAATCTTCAAGGCTCATAGAACCAGCTTTTACCGCTTCATAAAAACTGCCAAATGTTGCACCGTAGTTCATCATCTTGGCCTGACCTCTGAACTGTTGAGCAGTTTCGCCATATGCTTTGAACAAGCCATTCATAGCTGTAGCTGTATCTCTAGTGCTTTTGATTTCTCCACTACGTAATGCATCAGTCACTTCGGCTATTTTTCCACCAGTGGCCATGAATGCTTGTTGTGCTTCGTTGCTAGATCCCACAAAACCAGACAAACTGGCTTGAAATTGTTTGAATGTTTCTGGGCCAGCTTTCTGCGCCATAGCCGCAGCTTCTTGCACTCGTCTAACACCTGCTTCGCCCTGTTCTTCTCGAATTTCCTGCATGGTTGCATTGTATGACTCATTGCGCATAGCATCATCAAGCAGTTTTTCTTGTTCTTTTCTGTTGAGTCCAGTGATACGAGTCAGCGTATCTGTTTCTTGGATATATTTCATTACAGCGGTGCTGCTAGTATCCATTTGAGCTCTGGTACCTTGAGTTAACAAACGTTGTTGTTTGATATAACCCATTGTGGCTTCAGCTTGTGCTTCTCTATCCAAGCCCATTTGCTCCATTTGAACACGTTGGCTAGTTGACAAAGATCCCATTGTATTTTCAAAGATCTTGCGACCTTTGTTTACTGAACCTCCAAATACTGCAAGATCGTTGGCATTTTCGTTAACCAGTTTGAGATAAGCACCAAATTTTTCTGTGCCCATACCTACTTTTTGCAAACTATTAAACACATCTTGCATGCCGCCTGCGCCAACAGCACCAGCTCGGGCCATGTCTTGATAGGCCTTGTATATCTCGTCAGTTTGTTCAGCAATCAACTTGCCAGACTTGATCAACTCACTGGCTAACAATCCTAGACCAGCAACTAGACCTTTGACCAATGGTCCACCAGGAACCAACAGCGCCAAAAATGCACCAGCATACTTGGCCGCATCGCCCATGGCATCAATAGAAGCAGCCGCAGCTTTATTAGCATTACCACTTTTATAAACTTCTTTATTGTAGTTTACAAAAGCACCAGCCAGTGCACCAGCCGCTGCTGCGGCCATATCCATTCTGATTTTGAATTTGGCAGCTTCGTCAGCAGCGGCTTTTTCTTCGTCTGCAAGTCGTTTGGTCACAACGGCAGCGTTTGCAGTTGCTATAGCATTTGCTTCAGCGGCTGCAGTCTGACGTCTTGTTTCTTCTGTTTGTTCGCGTATTGCGTCAGAAATAGCTCGTCTTGATTCTTCTTCTGTCATGAGTTATTACCTATAAGTAGAAGTATATTTATAGGTAAAAAAATGACCCAATCTTTGAACCCGCTACAAGCGTTTTTTCGTCAACCTGCCATCTACATTCGGCTGCCCAGCGACGGGCAATTTTGGCCTGACGGAAGCGTTGACGTTCCGGTCAATCGAGAACTGCCGGTATTGCCCATGACTGCCATGGATGAAATTACCTATCGCACACCCGACGCACTTTTTAACGGAGCAGCCATAGTGACTGTGATACAAAGTTGCATGCCAAGCATTAAGAATGCCTGGCACACTCCCAATTGCGATCTCAATGCTATACTCACGGCTATTCGTATTGCCAGTTATGGAAAAGCCATGCCAATTTCCACTAACTGTCCATCTTGTAAAGAAACAACTGACGTTGAAATAGATCTACAGGCTGTGCTTGCACAACTTGGCATGAGTAACTATGCAGAAACTGTCAAGCACGGTGATCTTGAAATTCATTTTCATCCTATGGATTACAAGAATCAAACTGACGTTAACATGCTGCAATTTGAACAACAACGCATACTCAATCAATTGCCTGCTTTAGAAATGTCTGATGACGAAAAATCTAAACATCTTAATCATGCTGTCAAATCTATCACAGAAATCACAATAAAAGCCATTAAAAACAGCATCAAAAGCATGCGCACTCCGCAGGCGTTGGTTACTGAACCTAACTTTATTGAAGAATTTTTACTAAACTGTGATCGCAATTTGTACATGCAAATAAGAGATCATGCTGTTAAACTGCGGATAAACGATGACTTCAAACCCATCGACATGCAATGCCCCGAATGCCAGCATGCATATCAGCAACAGTTCACATTGGATACAGCAACTTTTTTCGACAACGCCTCCTGACCGCCAACACTGAACAGATTGCTAACATAATTGAGAGTATGCAGCAGGAGGCCAAGTCAATTCGCGAAGAAAGTTTTAAATTAGCTTGGTACATGCGTGGCGGTATAACTTACGATCAGGTGTTGTTGCTCAGCAGCAGTGAACGATCAATGATCTCTGAACTGGCCAAAGAAAATATGGAGACCACTAAGAAGAGCGGCCTCCCGTTTTTTTAGAAAATATGTTAAACTTAAATACAGTCATCCAGGATATTGAAAACTGGATTGTGAACTTTGTGGAAGTCCCACATCCTGCGCTAGGCGGCTGGCCGCCTTGTCCATACGCACGATCAGCAAGAATGAAAAAAAGCTACGAAGTGTATATTGGTGTTGATCCATACTTTGATCTTAAAAATCGAGCACGATGGGGCATGGGCAACCGGGAAGTCATTATCTATGCTTACGATCCTGCGGAGTGGCCGTATGAATTGTTCAGTGGCAGTTTGAAAAATGCCAACACTGAGCATTTGTTACGCAACAATATCCTTGCACTTGAAGATCATCCCGCAGATGTAGAAATGGTCAACGGCGTTTGCATGAATCAAGGCACGTATGCTCTGGCTCTAGTGCAAAGTCTCAGCGACTTAAACAGCAAAGCCAAGCTCATGGCTGACAAAGGTTTCTATCATAACTGGCCAGAGGAATATCTGACTGGACTTTTTGAACATCGCGAGGATCCAAGATGAGCTATCAGTTTGCCAGAATTGATCTCAGCCAGACTAACTACACACCAACGATAACGTGGAAGTATTTGTTTGAGCCTGACATCAAACAACTAAACTCTATCTATAGAGATTACTGCAAATACAAACACTTTGCAAGTGTAATGCCTATATTTGACAGCAGATACACAGATCCAATGACTGATGTTATCGGGTACTACGACAACGATAAATTGGTTGCATTCAGCTTGATCCGGCGCTATGATGATCATAACGCACTATGCGATCAATTTGCGTGGAACTACAACAATCCCCGGCTACGACTGGGAATTGAAACAATGAAAACTGAGTGTGCTATCTACAAGGAACGAGGGTTCCGATACCTGTACCTCGAACAAGCACACTTATACAAATCTAGCATGGCTGGATTTGAAATACTAGGACCACTGGAGTAACTATGGATTTATACACAATTTGGGCAGACAAAGAAGGCGACATATCAGACTTAGAATGGGTGAATGGAATGAAAAGTTTCTTTGATCATCTAA